CCGTTCTATTAGTTTTTGTTCTTGTGCTTTTGATTTTCTACCGGCGCCTTGTCTTTTGCCTCCGTGATTTTCGCTCATATCTTTTATCTTGATAAAACTTGAATATTCAAGCTACTAATATATAAACAAAATTACTTTTTTTTAGCACAGCACTGGGTTTTTAACTGGTCTGTTTAGTTTAGCACCTTTTACTTCTTCTACTTTTTTTTGAGGTTTAGTAATTTCTATTAGTTTGTTATAAGGTTTTACTCTTGTTTGTAAAAAGTTATTTAAAGAGTCTATATCCCAGCTTACTAAAGTATTGTTTATTTCTTTTATTAAATGCGCTGTTTTTTCTCCTTTTTCTTTTAATAGTTTTGCTTCAAAAGCTTTAGCTTTATCTATATTAAATGCCCCAGTTAAAAAGCCGTATTCTTTTACTATGCTATCGTGAACATTTTTATGAAAGTCTGTAGCTTGGTCTACTGTATCTAATAGATGTATTATATTGCAATGCTTCCTATCTATGCTTTCCCCTATTTGTCTAAGGTTATACTTTAAGCTAAATGCTATTTTGCAGTATACTCTTCTTGCGTCTACCATTTCACGCTTTCTTGATCTATCTGCTAAATCAAAACCGTATATACTGTTAAATTTTTCTTTGAGTTTTTGTAATGTCATTTTATATTGCGTTATCTAATATTTCAATTATATGTCTTATTTCACTTTTTTCAAATTTACCTGTTACTTCAGCGTTATATGTTTTAAAGGTTAAATGATACATATCTTTATCTGTATCATGTTTATTTTCTTTTTTACCTAAATGCTGTATTTGAATGTTAAATTTCATATTTTTTTTATTAATCTATTTTAGTAAATTCTGCTGTTTGGGTTTCGTTTATTTCTTCTTTGTTGTTAAAGTATTGGTCTACTAATGCGTCTATTATTACTAACTCGTCTATGGTGGCTGTTTTTATTTTGTGTATCAGTCCATCTATTTTGTTAAGTACGTTTAAGCACATCTCTGGGTTGTTGTGGTATACTGTATTAAAACCCTCTTGGTAGACTTGTTCTAATATTTGGTTAGTCTTACCTACTTGGTACTTTACGCTTTGTTTAAACGCTTTGCTGCCTTTTAGGTCATCGTTAGCCTCTAATAGTAATTGGCTTATTAAAACACACTTTAAATAGTTAAGATGTTTGTCTGATATTACTTGTTCTTCTCTATCCATTTTTTTTGTTCATCTCTTAAGTATTCAATTTCTCTTTTTAAATAATCTAATGCTTTTTCAAGATCTTTAATTTCATTATCTTTTTTACCCGCTCTGCAAATATATTTTATAATATTTCCTTTATTAAAATTGAGTTGATAGTCTTTTATAATATCTATAACATCATAGTCTTTGCCATTATCATAATGTAAATAAGTTGCTTTCATATTATTTATTTTTAACAAATGTACCATTTATCATTTTGCCTTTACGATTTTTAATTTCATCGTATGCAGAATATATACAATCTTCTATTTTTAAAGATTGCAAATGAGCTAAATTAGTTAATACCACAATCATATCCCCTATAGCGTCTTGTATTTCGCTATAGTCTTGTTTTAATATTGCTTCAGCTAATTCACCCGATTCCTCCATTAGTTTAACATATTGAGTATGTGGATTGCCTTGTTCGTATAAATTTCTCTCTTTTGCCCAGTGCCTAATATTATCAAATATTTCAATATTATTAACAGGCTTATTTATAACATCCCAAAAGTTTTTTAATGACTGAGTGTATATATATCTTTCATCATTATGAGCTGATTTAAAATTGTTTTTTAAAATATATTCTTTAACCTCATTGTTAATTTCTATATTATAATCTTGATCTAATTCAATATTAGTTGGCCAAGTATAATTATCAAAGCCTTTATTAAATGTTTTTTTAAAAGTAATTGTTTGTTTTGTAATGTGTAGCATAAAATTGTTTATTGTTTGTTTATATGTTCTTATATCGTTTTTATATCCTAATTTACTTTGCCATTCAAATTCTAATTTAGAAGCCTCATCAATACATTTTGTTTTATCTAATATCTCAAAGTCAGAATAACCTTGCTGGACTATAATTCTTTTTGCGGGGTTTTTAGTACATCCAACTTTTACTCCTTCAATGTGATAAATATAATACATATTATTTTATTAATTCGGCTTTTATAAATTTATTGTGATTATAATTTTTTAAGTTATAGTCTTCGTATTTACCCTGTAAAATAGGTAAATTATATATTTTAGAATTTAAATACTCATTAACTTGTTCACTGTGTATTTTATATATATGCGCATCCGCTAAGTTTAAACCTAACTGATTCGCATTTAATCCACATTCATTTGCTATAGTAATTAAAAACAATGCTCCTACTATAATATCGTAAGGTAAACCTAAAAATAAATCCGAGCTTCTAAAATGCATAACCATATTTAAATCATTATTACATCTAACAAAATTAAATTGAGTATAACAACACGGCAATGCTTGATCTTTTAAATCAGTCGGGTTCCAAAGCGATATAACAGCCCTACGTGAGTTATTTTTTATTTCACTTATAACATATTCAATTTGATTAAATATGCCGTTAAATTGTTTTATTTGATACCCATATACCTTACCTAGCTGATTGTTTTTTGCAAATTCATCCCACCAAAATATATTATACTTATGTAAGTATTCTAAATCTGTTTGGCCTTCATATATCCATTTAAACTCACCTAAAGCTTTATTAAAAAATATTTTTTTACCAGTAACAATTGGAAAGCCTTCTTTTAAATTTATATTTAAAGTTCGGTTAAATTGTTTCCAGGTGGATACAGCTGTGCGATTAGTAGCTAAAGTACCGTTACTAATAACGTCTTTTAATAGCTCTTTATATTGTAGTTCAAAATTATTCATAGCCATTATTTTTAAAGTCATCTAATGCAGCTATATAACCCACACAATCTAACATAGTATCTTTCTTAGTATTGTAAGACATACGAGATATTTTTAAAGCTATCATACACTTATAAAAATCTTCTGTAGTTATTTCTTTATTGCATAGCTCAGATGCTACACGAGCAGCTTTAGACATTGACTCGTCTATAGGACCATATTGACGTTGCTTTTCTTGTGCTCGGTCAAATATAATACGCTGTGCTTCTTTTAAAATATTCATTATTCTTTGTTTAGTTTATTGTAAATATACAAATATAATTCCCAACATTTGTTTTGAGCAGCATAATTTTCGTAAATATTAGGGGATAATGTTATATGACCGTCTTTATTTACTTCAATTTTTAAACCGGAATTAGTTGGTAATATAGCAACTTTAATATTGTTATTTAAACACCACTTCATTGCTTTATGCTGTTTTTCTGTTGTTATAATTGATTTTTTCTTTTTTTTCAATATGCTCTTAGTTTTAAAAGATTATAACATTCTACATATTTTTGTCGAGCCTTGCCCTTATACTTTTGTTTAAATAATAAATACATTTTTTTAGTATACTGATATTTTGTTTTACAATCTTTAAAATTCTTTTCAAAAAACTTTGCGCCCCATCCTTTAAAATATTGAATATTATCCGCAGCATCCCCTATTATCATTTGTTCATAAAAGTTATATAATGCTTCAGCTTCTGAAATATCATAGATTTTTTTTCTTTTAAAGTGATAATTATATATTAAAGCCGGAAATTGTTTATAATCTTTATCAATAGATACAATCATAACATTTTCTCGGCCTACTTTATTTGAAATATCAAACCAGTATTTTGAAACTAAATCATCTGTTTCAATTCCATAACCCCAAATACTATTATACTCGTCTTTAACAAATTGATGCATATCATCTAACAACGGTGGTTGCTCTTGCGCTTTTCTATTAGCTTTATAAGTTTCAGTAATTATTTTTCTAAAGTTCCCTTTTGACCCATTAAAAGTAATTATTTTATCAATCTCATATATTTCTTCAAGGTCATTAACTATCTTCATATATTGCTCGTCAAACTTAGCTATGCTATCTTCTATATTAGTGTAAAATTTTTCTGAGCTATTTTCTTGTTTAGCTCTTAAACAACTTGCATACACTAAGCTATCCGCATCAATTAGTAAGATCATATTAATCTCTTATTTCATTTAAAATTATTCCTTCAATGTCGTAAAGTTGTTCTGTAGTAAGCATATCATATATATCAACATCTGCAACATAAACGCTTTCAATTGCTGCACTATCAGGAGATCCAGGATAATCATAAGTTTGAGGCTCTGCTTCTTCATAGCAGTATTCAACTTCCATTTTTATATTGCAGTAAGTTATTATCATATCTCGTATTGTTTTAATTTGTTTTCTAATTGTGTTATTTCTTCTTGTTGTTTTTGTATCAGTTCGTTTTTCTGTTGTCTAATTAGCTGTACTCTTTTATGTAGTACCTCAACCTCTGTACGCAAACCATTTACAAATACACCTATTTCGTTCATAGCTTTAATGCAGTTGCGTAAGTCTTTGTTTAATGGCTTGGCATCTTTCCATTCCATTATCTTATCGGCTAACCAATTAAACCAAAGGTTATATGCTTGTTTTTGTAGTAAGTCCATTAGCTACCATATCCAATCATAAACCCAAAACAAAACGTAAGAAAGGCAAGAAATAAAATAGATGCCATTACTACCAGCTGTCTTTGTTCTGCTTTTTTAAGCTCTTGTTGTTCTAACTCTTTTTCGGTATAAACCTCAATTCTGTTTTTGCGTGTTTGGATATGTAATCCAGTCTTTGTCTTTTTCATTGTTATTGTATGTTATAAATTATACTTCTTATATATAGTTCTCTATCTTCTAAACGTTTCTTCATACGTTCAGTAAGTCCGCCCTCTTTATTAAGGTGGTGTAGCGTGGCTTCTATTTGCTGAAGCTCTTTTTTTAAGTCTTGTAATTGTGTCATTTGTTTAAGGCAATTTCCAAAGCATCCGAGTTAAACAATGCTTTCTATTAATTAAGTCAAAAAGCCTATCTTGTAAAAAAGGCATATCCTTAAGCATAAACCTAAAAGCTTTATCTGACATTAAAAAACCAGTTCCAATACATTGCATATCAATTTTTTCTTGGTTTATGACAGCAATTAAATTTTTAATTCTTTTTTTTCTTTTTAATTTAAAATCTAAAGTTTCCATAATAATTGTTTTTTGTTATTGTTTAATACAAATATACAACACAATAACTTTACAAACATCTTATTTACATATTTTAACAAAACTTTAGCATTTACTATATAATCTATTTATATCGGCTATCCATCGTTTTAATTCTTTAGGTCTGCAACTGCAAGGCTCATAATAAGCGTGATTAAAATACTTTGCGTGAAGCTTACATAATAGCTTGTATTGCGGTTGTGTTAGTTTGCTTGTAACCTCCGCTTTAAATTGTTCCCATTGTTTTCTGTCTTTTAATTCCATAAGTCTAAATCTATATCATTCCACTTATCTCTACGTTTATCGCATCCGCAATCTTTTCCCCATATTTTTTTAACTATCCAACGTATGCCAGTATAATAAGTAATGTAATATACTATATCTCCTAATTTCATAATTTATTTTTAATTAATCTTTTTGTTGTTATATAAGTATTGTATAAAGAGTGATAGCTAATACCGGTTTCGCGACTTAATGCAGCTACTGATTTTCCGCTTGCAACAATTTCAAATACTTTTCTGTTATACCAATACATTTCGTCAAGTATATCATCAACAGCTTTTTTTTGTTTAGCATACTCAACTTCATCTATTCCTAAATCTTCTGCTTGTTTAATTTCATTATTCATATCTTCTAAATATATTTTAATTTGCTTAGCTTCTTTTTTATAAATATTAAAATAAATACCTCTTAAAACTTTATAACAATAATAATAATTAATATCCTCTTTATAAGATAAATCAAGACCCCGTTTTATATCTTTATCAAGTTGCATATACATTTCCATAACAACATCCTCTGCATAACTTGAGTTACAGCCAAAACTTTTAACTATATTAATCCAATCTTTGTGTTTATTATAAGCTAGTTCTAAAAGTGTTTTCATTTATTATTTATTAAAGCATTCGAGTGGATCATAAATTGAGCCAACAACATAAGGCAAACCAAAATCATTTACGCTAAAACTAAAAGTTTCAAATGCATATCCTCTTGACCTTTTACATTTTACAGTTATCCATTCTTTATTTACAGTGTTAGCCTCAAGTTGTATTTGAGTTTCTGTTTTTTTTTCAAGGAATGATCCTAAATGGCCAGTAGGTTTGTCTGAACCAAAATTAGAATGAATTACTGTAATAATATGACAATTATAACGAGCAGATAATTGCATTATTTTTTGTACACATAAATTTGATTCTTCCAAATTGTTAACGTCAGAAACGCAATCAGCAATTCCGTCTATAACAACTAATCCATTTTTATCTTTATTTTCTTCAAGACAATATTCTATAAATTCTAATCTTTGTTTATAGCTTATTGTTCTTAATGCATAAGTTTGATAACAACCTAAATCTTTAACTCCAGCCATATCCTGTACTCTTCTAAATACACGCTGTGCGTGCCAAGAACCTTGCTCTGTATCAAAATGCAGTAAACATTTATTATTTCTATATCCTTTTATTTTGCCTCCAAAATTATTATTGCCGCTTAAAAATACTGATGCTAAAAGTGAAATAAAAAAAGTTTTTTTTGTTTTAGGGGGAGCTTGCACAAAGCTAAAATTACCAAATGTGCCAATTGGAATCGGAAAAGTTATATTACCTTTTTTTGTTTTTATTATTGTTTCACCTAAACTTAATGCTGTTGGAGGATAATCCATAACTTCAGAAGTATCAATTGAACATTCCTCTTTTATAAGTTCCATCAACATATTTTGCGTTGTTTTCTCTTCTGTTATTTTATCTGAAACGATAGATTTAATTTTTTGCATTTAATGTTTTATCTTTGTTTAGTAAATATATAAAAAAAAGCGGTTTTTACACCGCCCTTGTTTATTAAAATGGTAAATCACTTGTTTCGGTTTCTTGGACAGCAGGCGCTTCTTTATCTTCGCGCTCTGCTAATTTTATTGAATTATCTGTCCAAACCACTTTGCCGTTGCCAATATATTCTTTCGGCTTTTTTGCCTCACGCTCTTCTTGCGTTTGACTAATTGTAACTGAAGCGTTATTTCCGTATCGGGTTTCATCATTTACGGTCATAACTAAGTTTACATAAACAGCTCCGTCTTTTCCCGCAATAAATTTTTCTTTAGGAAGTTTATCTACTCGAAGTGAGTAAGTAATAATTGCACTCATAATTTTTGTTGTTTTTAATTGTTATTTATTTTATTCATTTACTTCTATAAATTCCGCGTGTTCTTTACATTCACTGCATAAATCGGTATAATACCATCTATCAGCTCCGCAGCAATTTGATTCTTCATACATATTATTTCTTTTTAAATGATTCTGATTCATCTTCTCCAAATACTCCAAGCTCATAAAAACCAGTTAATTTTAAAACCGCTCTAGACATTGCTCGTTTCTCTGCCATTTCGGCAACATACCAGCTGTTGGTGTTACCATCCTTATAGTTCTCTCCTTTAAGCGCACTACCAAAAGTTTGTATGCTTTTACCGTCTTTTTCTGCAAGTGCTTTAAATACTGCGAAATTAGGCTCACATTTAATTACTTCATAGTTTACACTCATTTGTTCAAGTGCTTGTATCTTGTCTATACCTTGTCTTGTAATGATTGTGTAATGCTGATGCTTGAAAAAGTCATCTTTAGTTAGGTTATACTTTTTGTACAACTCTGTTAGTTTTTCCTTGTTCATTGTTCTTTGTTTAAAATTTCTACTTCTATTATCGCTTCAAGGTATTGTACTCTACCTTCTAAAGCCTCTATCCTTGCATT